TTGAGCAGATTACCGATGTCGGCCGGGTGGGACATTGGAGCTGCCTTCTTCGGCAGTTCCTTCAGCGACTTGGCCTTCTGCGGCTGTACTTGGTCGAGGTACCGCTGATTGATCTCGCGGATCACCTTCATCGCAGCTTGCTTGTTCGCCGCCGGGATGGTCGGGTCGCCGATCTGGCCGGCCATCTGCCTATAGAGCAGCACATCCTTGTCGGACTGGGGTCCGCTCATCTTCGGCATTTTCGAGATCAACGAGCCCTCGATCGCCTTCAGCTGCGCAGCAGATTCGCCGCCGCTGGTGCTGGCCCCGAAAGCGCGCGCAACCTGGTCGACTGCGGCGCCGCCGTAGCTGCTGGTCGCTTTTCCGACGAGCGGCTCCGCCATATCGAGCAGGCCCAGTACCGACTGCGCATCGCCGATCTTCTGCTGCACCTCGCTGGTCTTGGCCGTCACCGGGCCGCCCGGGATTGCTTCGAGCGACTTGCCATCGGCTGCCCAGCGGTAGCCGGCTGGCGTCTTGCCTTGGGCGATCGCATCGCGCGCGCGCGCATCGCTCATGTTCTGGCCGCGCATGGTCGCCGCCACGCTGGCTGCCGAGTCGGGCGACTGGGTGTTCCGGATCGTGTTGGCGGGCTTGCCCGTGAACTGGTCCAGGGCGACCGTAGCGCCACCGGTGTTCGCGAAGTGCAGCTTCTCAGCGTCTGGCGCGAAGCCGTCGACACGCTCGGTGCGGCCGTCCTCGTAGACGTTCGCCATGACGCGCTGGCCGTCGATTGTGCGCACGGCCTGTTCCTTCAGCTTCGGGCGCAGCTTTTCGGCCATGTCATAGTACGGTTTGGCCTGCGCCACGCGGCCGGCTTGGGTCAGCCGCTCGGCGTAGCCCATCAGCGTGGCATATTGGTCGGCGGGTGCTGCTGGCGCGATCGCGGGCACCGGTGCCGCGCTGGCAGCTGCACCCGCCGACGGCGCGCCACCGAGACGCGGCAGCCCGGGAGGCGGACCCATCGGCACAGACTGGCCGCCGGAGAGGATCTTCTGCAGCTGCATCGGCTCGTCGGCGGCAGCCTGCATCTTTTGGTTTTCCAGTCCGATCTGCTGCATCTGCGCCTGGCGGAGCTGGTCCTGCTGCTGCTGCGCCAGCGCGCCGTGGTAGCCCTGTGAGCCGGACATCAGCCCGCCGCCCAGGATCACGCCCAGGTTGCCGCGTCCGCCCAGCAGCGCGGCGCCGGCGGCTAGCAGGCCCTGGCGCGCCGCTGCTTTCTTGTCCGGGTCTTCCGGCAGCCAGTTCGGCAGGTATTGGCCCAAAGGTCCCATGTCTTCTCCTTAAAAACCGCGTTGGCGGCGGCGCGCGATCGCGGCAAGTACTGCGTTCTGGTTCGGTGCGGGCTGGCCGCCCATGCTGGATGCGATAGGCGCTTGCTCGCCCTGGAAGACCGGGCGCGGGGCTGGGGCTTGGCGTTGCGGCTGCCCGCCGCCCATGGCCCTGTTTGCGGTGTTGTAGTTCGACATTCCCTTGACAGCGCTGCCGAGCGTCGAGCCTGCCTTGAGGCCTTCGAGTGACGCGCCGTTCGCGGCATAGCCGGGCTGGCTGGCTGCCACCGCATCCATGCCAGCACCGTTCGCCACGTAGCCAGGCTGGCTGGCCGCAATCGCGTCGAGTGACGACATGCCGCTGGTGGCCTGGCCGCCTAGCATGCCGCCTTGGGTAACCGATGGCGTCACGAACGTCATCGCACCCGGCGCCGCGGCACCTTCTGCCGCGAGCATCCCTGCGCCGACTCCTTCCCCCGCCATGCCAGCGCCGTATGCGGCAAGCGCGGCATCGGCAGCAGCCGCGCCAGTGCCTGCCATCGCGCCACCGGCTGCGCCTGCACCAAGCATGCCCGCACCTGCGCCGGCCGCACTAGCCGCACCCAAGGCGCCCGCCGCACCGGCGGCACCAGCACCGGCTGCGCCCGCAGCGCCTGCACCTGCAGCAGCGCCGCCAGCGGCCGCCGCTCCACCCGCTGCAGCACCGCCAGCGGCGGCACCACCAGCGGCTGCGCCGCTACTTGCAGCGCTGAGCGCCGCTGCTGTTTCGATTCCTGACATGTGTTCTCCTTAATTGCCGAGCAGGCCGTAAAGTGCAGCGCCTGCACCAGCGGCCTGCGCGTATGGGTTTGCGCCTGGTGCGCTCTGGCTGACTGTCGAGCCGCCGCCAACCGCCGCGCGGATCGAGTTGCCCAGCACGTCGAGCTGCTTGTATGGCGACTGCGCGCGCTCGTTGAAATAGTCCATCTGGTCGGTCAGCTGCTGCTGGTCGGCGCCGTACTGGATCTCGCCGACGCCCTGCAACTGCGCGGCGTCGGTGTACGCCTGGTTGCCGTACTGGAGAGCCAGCGGCAGGCCGGCCATCTGGCGCGCGCGCTCACCCTCGAAGGCTGCCTGGTTGCGTGCCAGGCCGGTATCGGCCAGGCCCGCATTCGTCTGCCAGGCCTGCTGTCCGCGCGCGAGGGCGTTTTCAGCCAGGCCCGCGCTCTGGTTGTAGTTCTGCATGCGCATCGATGTCGCCGAGTCGGACAGGCCCTGCGCCAAGTTGCGCGAGTTTCCTTCCTGCGCCTGTTGCCAGGCCGAGCCGCCGAACGCGCCAGCGCGCGCCATGGTGGCGTCGGTACCGTTCACAGCTCCGTTGTAATTGCGCGTGATGTCGCCCGCCGCCTTGTCGATCGAGGCTTGCAGGTACGGGTTGTCGCCCATATAGGCGTTGGTGCCGATCGGCTGCGCTCCCATGTACTGGTTGCTGCCGGTGTCGCGCCCCAGGTATTGGCCGCCGAGCGTGCCCTGCAGCGCCTGGCTGCCGGCGTTGATCTCGCTGGAGCCGTTCATGGCGCGGTTGGTAGCCATGTTCATGCCCTGCGTCTGATAGCCGTTCAGGCCCGCCGAGCGCTGGCCGGCGTAGACGGGCATTTCGCGCTGCGAGAGCGCACTCCCTCGGCTCAGAAGCTGCTGCGCGCTTGCCCTAGCCCATTCGGGAAGTTCGGTCGTGGTCTTGCTGGTGGTGTTTGATGGCGTGCTGCTGCCCATGGTTGCTCCTAAAGTGTGAATTGGTAGCTGACTTGCGCCGGGGTAAAGCCAAGGCGCCGCGCGCCCGCTTCCCATTCATCGCGTGCCGAGGCGAACGAAATCATGGTGGCGCCGACGTTGCGCGCCACGGCCTTGATGTGCGGGAAAAAGCGACGCATCAGCGGCTCGCGCGTGGCCGAGTACGCGCACCAAATCTCGACTTTCTTGCTGTGGAACGTCGGCACCAGGCGCAGCACCAGGAAGCCCAGGTATTCGCCGTCTTCACCCGTGCCGATGTACAGCGTCGAGTGGCCCTGGCGCAGCGACATGTAGACGTCTTCCGGCAGCCAGTCGTCCGGCGTAGCCTTCTTGACCTCGACCAGGCCGGCGCGCACGCGCTCCCACTCGGCGGCCAGGTATTGCGGTTCGATTGCGCGCAGCATCTCAGTTCCCAGTCAAAAAACGCTTTTGGACGAATGTGGCCGGCGCCGCGGTGCAAAGCCAGCCCTCGATGACGTACTTGCTGCCGGCGGGCCCCAGCTCCTGCGGCGCGCTGTTTCGGACGAAGTCGCCTGGTGTGTAGCTACCCGTCGCCGGCGGCGCCGCCATCGCGTTCGTGCAGGCCCTGATCGATCCCTCGGACAGGAAATTGATCTGGTTGACCAGGTCGCGCACCAGCTCGTAAAGGCGCTGTTTCAGGCTGCGCACGTCGTCGCCCTGCGGCAGCCGCGCGTCGTTGTTCAGTCTCATTCGGTGCCGTCCGGGGTGAGCGCCGGCGTGAAGCCGACTATTTCGAAGTCGCCCTGTAGCTCGATACGCACCCGGTGGTAGCGCCCCGAGGCCAGGGTGTCGTAATGGCTTCCGGAGAGCACGTTGCTGCCGCGGTTCTCCAGTGCTTCGCCGTCGAAGTTCCGCGTGTAGTGCGTCAAGCTCGATGCAACCGGCCGAGCCGTGAAGCGTGGCGTAACGCGGCCCAAGGTCGTGTATTGCTCGTCGTCGCCGAAGTCGCCAGTCGTGAGCGACGCGGCGCCACATGGACCCGTCACCGTCTTGATCTTGTGATCCATGGCCACGACACCCATCGCCGAACTGCTGGTGTCGAATGCAGGCGAGTCGAAGGGCAGGTCGGGCAGCGTGTCGTAGGTCACCGCGGCGTCGGCCGGCCAGTTGTCGTAGTTCGTCTCCGCGCCTTGGTACTGGAATACTGTCTCGATCGGCAGGGACACGCGGCCCCAGCGCTCATTGTTCAGGTTGTAGACCAGGGCGTCCGTCAGCGCGCCGCCGGAGCCAGGCGTTGGGTAGAACCACCAGCACAGGTTCTTGGCCTGGTCAAAGTGCGAGCGGATGCGGTAACGGTAGGTCGCGTCCGATTTGGCGAAGAACCACTCCTTCACCGGCGCGCCGATCGGGCGTGGCCGCGAGCCGTCGAACAGCCAGAAGTCGTCCCGGCCGATGAACAGATGCGCGGTGCCCGTGTCGACGACCGCCTCAGCGCTGATGGCTCCCACGTTCGATGCGACCAAGTCCCACTGCCAGATGACCGGCGGCCCGACGTAGCGCCCCAGATAAAGGGATTTTTCCTTGTACACGGCGACGTCCTTGCCAAGACGCTTCGCCGCGCGAATGTCGCCCGGGGTGTCGAGCAGATATCCATAGGCCGCTTGGTTGGTTGATGCCGGCGCCCAGGTCAAGTGGTCGTAGATGTGCGAGCAGGCCCAGGCGTCGGGCCGGTCGCCGCCCACGTAGGTGGCGTTCAGGCCGAAGGCCAGCACGAAGCCAGACGCGGTCTCGATGATGCGCGCCTTGGGCGACTGCGGAATATCGGCGAACGCCGTGCCGGTACCGGTGGATACCTGCAGCTGCTCGGTCTCGTTGCAGGCCAGCGAGGCGTTGCCGAACTGGGCGAACCGCCAGCGGTTTTCCACGCTGCCGGTGTAGCCGCCCGCGCGCGACTGGTCGACGAACGACGTGCTGGACAGCTCGTAGAGCTTCGCGCGGGTGCCGGCGAACACGCGGTTCAGCTTGTCCATGCGGGTGAGCACGGCGCTACCCCGGCATTCAGTCGGCAGGGCGGCCAGGCCGGCGTCGAGTGGGGAGGGTGCGCCGGCCATGCCGCGCAGTGTCGGAATAACGTTGGTGCAGTCCATCAGCGCGCCCGGCGCCGTGCTGTCGGCGTCAGGCGCGAAGCCGATCAGCGGGATCATCGCGCGCTCCCCATGGTCAGGGTGGAGCCGCTGTGGCGCTCTGCCTGGTCAGAATCGATCAGGGCGTTCGCCGCAGCGGCGTACATGCGCGCCGCCGTCGGGATCCGCGCGTCGTCCTTCAGGTGCGCATAGGCCTCGATCAGCGCCGAGTACAGATACAGGTTCGGGAAATTGGTCAACAGCCAGTTCGTGTCGCTGTCGGCAGCCAGGGCCGGTAACTTTTTGTAGTAGGACAGGGCGAACACGGCGGGCGCGCCACCCTCGACAGCAATGCCGCCATCCTGGTGCGTGTAGTAGCGGGCAAAGCCGGTCGGCGCCAAGTCGGCGAAGCGTTCCGGCGTCAGGTAATCGAGTGGGCGTGGGCCAGCACCATCGTTCACGGTCAGGCGCTCGGCAGCGAGGAAGCCAGTCGGCAGGGCGGCCAGCGACACCGTCTCGCGCGCCAGCATCGCGCGCAGGCGCAGCGGCGCCACGGACACGTCGATGTCGCGGAAGCCGTGGTACAGACGCGGCTCGCCCAGCATCACGAAATCGGGGATCACGGCGGTCAGGTTGGTACGGCCCAGGCGATTCGCGATCGCGGCCTTCAGTTCGCCGTAGTTCATCAGATGCGGCCCTCGTAGATGCGGCATTTGCTGTGCTCAGCAAGGAACTGGTCGAGCATCTTGTCTTCGCGTGCGACAACCTCCCAGGTGGTGCCCCGTTTCATCGCCCACTCGTTGAGCAGGTCGATGGGAATGCTGGCGGCGTAGTGGTCTCCGCCATGGGTCTTCGTCGCACCGGCGCTGCGCAGGCGTTCGTTACGGGCGAGTGCGGCGGAAACGTCGGTCGATTGCACGATGACGCCCGAACCATCGTTCTCGACCTGCATCGTCAGTTGGCTGTTCTGCGTGGACTCAAGAATGTGTTTCATGGGTATCCGGAAAAGAAAAAGGGCCAGCGGTTAGGCTGGCCCTTCGGTGAGCTGCAGGGTGTGTTAGCTCAGGTCGAGCACTGCGCCATGCGCCTTCGGGTTGTAATCGCGCAGAGTGAATTCGCAGTTCACCAGCACGTCTTTGGTATCACCGGTGACGCCCAGCGGGGTGTCCTTCATCGGGCGCAGGATTGCCAGTTCGAGGAAGTCTGGGTTGATGAAGGCGACTTCGCGCTGACGCATGTGGCGTGCGTTGACGGTCTTTACCCGACCGAATGGGCCGATGTAGACTTCGAGCGTCGCGGTCAGCGTCTTGTCTTCAGCCTTGTCGAAGCGAGTAGTGCCGGCCAGGAAGGTGTCGAACACGACGCGCTGACTCGACGGGAACAGGCCATAAAGGCTTTCCATATCGGCGCCGTTGTCGAACATCTGTTGCAGCACGCCTTTCATCAGCGTTTCGGTAAACGCGCGCTGGGCGCCGTCGACGGCAGCGGTGTTGGTCAGCGGGTTTGCTGCCGCACCGCCGGTGCCGAACGACACGTTATCGCTCATGAAGCCGAACAGGCCGCGCGACTGGCCGGCAACGCCGGCAGTGGCAGGGATAGCCGTGGTGTTTTGCAGCACGGCCAACTCGATATCCTTTTTCAACTCAACCATGGTTTTCGCCAGTTGAGTGTTGTACTCGGACTTTTGCCCGGCTTTTTCGACGACCTCCTGCGTACCGGTGACGCCGAACACGTCTTCCACGATCTGCGTGCGGTTGCCGTAGCGCAGTTTCGGGGTACGCGCGGTGCGCGATGCCGAGTTGCCCTGCTCAACCTTGTTGACCTTGGCGGCGCGGTATGCGTCGGTGCTCCACTCGTCGAAGACGCCGTCAGCCTTGCCTTTGCCGATCAACTTCAAGGTGGGAGTTTCTGCAACGGAGACGTTCCAGATCTTGTTCATCAGCTGCTCACGATTCGTGGTGCTGTTGAAAGTCGCGTAGGTGTTGGCGGTTTGTGCCATGGTGATTTTCCTTTAACGTTTGATCATCCCGAGCGCGGCAGCGAAGTCCTTGACGTTGCCGGTCTGGTCGAGACGACGGGTTTGTTTTTCAATGTGGAGTTGCGCAGCAGGCTTCGCGGCCGGCGCGGCTTTCGCTGCCTTGGTGGGCAGTGCCGAGACCGCCTTGATGGCCTTCTGCGTGGTGTTTTGCTGCTTGTCGAACTGCGCGGCCTTCCAGAGCACTTCCAACATGCGTTTGTCGGTCACGTTCGCCAGCTCGGCGGCGGTGAAACCTGCCTTCGTGCCGATCGCCTTCATCTGCTCGATGTGCTCCTTGCCGAACCCTGGAACGAGCGTGGCCATGTGCGCCGCAGCTTCCTGCGCCTGCTGGGCGACGGCCTGCTGCTGCGCTGCGGTCAGCGACTGCTGCTTCTGGATGATCCCGCGCTCGACTTCGCCGCGGCGCGCCTGCATGCGGTTGAAGTCGGCCACGTGGACGCCGTACGAAACCGGATCGCTCTCGCGCAGCGCATCCCAGTCGACAGCCTGGTATTCGGCCAGGGCCGCGTCGATGCTGTTCAGCTGGCCGATCTCGGCGCTGTACTGCTGCACCTCGGCAGCCTGGCGGGCCACGTGCTGGTTCCACTCCTGACGCTCTTGGGCGAGGCGCTGGGCCTTCTGCGTGTAGTCCTGCTGACGCAGATAGCCGTTTTTGGCCTCGTCCTTCGATACCTGAACCTTTTCGCCATTGATTTCCAGCTCGAGGAACGCTTCGATCGGGTCCGGATCTGGATCCGGTTGTCCGTCGGGATCAGGCGCGGCGTCGGGATCGGCGTCAGGATCGACGTCGGGGTCTGCTGCGAGCTGGTCCGGGTCCGCGATTGGGTCCTGATCGGGGTCGGCGTTTTGCGGGTCCGGGTTTTGGTCCGGTTGTCCGTTATCGCCGGGGCCGCTCAGCATTTCCGCGAAAGAGTCAGTGCTCAGGGTGGTGTCTTCAGTGCTCAATGTGTTCTCCGTGAGGTGTGAGTTCAGAAATGAAAAGGCCACCTCAGCGGGTGGCCTTCTGATTGTTCCTAACTCGACGGGCAGCGTTCAGGGGCACGCTGCCAGCCCGGGGATTAGATGGTGGAGCCGTCCGAGAGCAGGGCGGCCGGGGTATCGCCACGCACCAGGCGGATTCCTGCGTACTTGCCGACGTGCAGGCCGCCGTCCTTGGCGTCCGGGTGCGTGATCTGGCAGACCGGCAGCGGCTGCGCGGCTTCCTCGATGCGCGCGGCGTAGGCGACCAGGGGCTCGACCTCGGCGGCGGGCGCTGGCGGCGCTGGGTCCGGGTCAGGCTGCGGTGCCGGCGGCGTTTCCACCACCGGCGGCTGCGCGGCTTCCTCGATGCGCGGCGCGTCGCCCTGCTCAAGCGCGGGTGGTGCCGGCTCGACTGGCTTCTGTTCGACCGGCGTGGCCGGGGTTTTTCCATTACGTGGCATTGATTCTCCGTTGTACGGCTTCCGCCTTGGTTTGCATGCTTTCGCGGGACAGGAGCTCTGCCCGCAGGATGGTTGCGCCGCCCGCGAACGACACGAATACGGCTTCGAACTGGTTGGCCGCCCACAACAGGCGCTTCAGTTCCTCGGCCTGGGCCTTGTTCTCGACCGGCAGCGCGGCCCAGGCGTCGATAACGGCCTGCCGGGTCTCGCGCATCGCTTCCTGGAAGAGCGGGTCATCGAGCAGGCGCTTGGCGTGCTCGCCGCGCGCAATTTGTTGTTTAGGGGTCATCTCATCCCAGCAGTAAAAGTTCGGTTTCGAATTCGTCTTCCAGCTCAGCCAGGAACTGCTGCTCGGCCAGCCATGCGGCGACCCGCGCGCGCACGTCAGCGACGACGGCGGGCGGCAGGATCACCGGGCGCGGGCCGTGCACTGGCGCCCACGTTGCCGGCGGTAGCTCGCGCGCGACGATCTGCGCGATAACCGGCGCAACCTGGACGGCGACCGGCTCGTCGGGCAGCAGTTCCAGCACCGCCGCCTCGATGGCCTGCTTGCGGCGCTTCTTCTCGCCCTTGGTCGGCTTGCGCGCGCGGTCGAGTTCGTCGGCGAAGGCACGCACTTCGCGCACGCTGCCAGCACCGCCACCGCCCGGCGCCGCAGGGGGCAGGGCAGAGGCAGCAAGGATGTCCGGAAGCTCCGACGCCAGCACGCTGCCGTTGATGGCAGACAGCGCTGTGCCAGTGGCCGCCATACTGTCGGCTCTCTCGCTTGCGGACGCTGCCCCGGTGATGGGGTTGACCGTCGCGGCGCCGGCGCCGGTCAGCGTGTCGGGCGCTTCGCTACTGCTGGCCGCGCCGCTGATCGCGACAAAGCCTGCGCTACCGGCGGCCGACAGCGTATCCGCTCGTTCGGTGCTATTCGCGGCGCCGGCGATAGGCGGGAAACTGATCGTCCCGGCGGCACCGAGCGTGTCAGCAGCTTCCGCCGATGCGGCGGTACCGGTTACAGGACCGACCGAAGCGGCAGCAGAACGCCACAGTCGCCGCGCCGGTGCCTTGAAGATCTGCCAGGGGTTCGCGTAGAAGCTGGCGAGCTCGGCTGGTGACAGCGCGCGATCCCAGATTGCGAAGTAGTACGCATTGCTGTTGCCTGGCGATGCGCCTGCCCCGTTCTTCGCATTCAGCGCGATTGCTGACGTCGAATTCGTGATCGTGCCGCTGATGGCCTGGCTGTTGTTGCGCGCGCCATTGGCGACCGACCAGAACGTAGCTCCGTCAAACGTGAAGCCGGCTTGAGCTGACTGGCCACCGTTGACATTGAGCGCGGCCCCAGCCCAGGCTGCACCGACCCGCAGATATGCCTGCATGGCCGTGTTGCCGCCAGCACAATACAAACCCCAGCCGTCGTTCGAATTTTCGCAGCCGAAGTTGTACGTATAGCCCGCCGCGTTGGTCATCATGCCGTCCATCAGGACGGTGATCGCGGCGGTCGGCTTGATGCGGGAGTCGTTCGGAAGCGTCGCTGCCATGGCAAGCGAGCTTGCGCCCAGGCGCCGGCCTTTCGGTCCAGCGTTTACCGCTCCGGCCGCGGCGACGGTCGCGGCAGGTACGTTCGGCAGGGCGGACCGGAAGCCATTCCCGCTCGGGAGCCAGAAGCCGACCAGCCCGCGCGTAAGCGGGTTCGACGAGTCGAGCGGAAACGCCTGCTGCGGCTGCTGTTGCAGGCGATGCGGCAGGATTAGCGCGCCCATCAGCTTACATCGCCGCTCTGGTCTGCCCGGTAGGCATCATGGCCCGATGCCGCGAGGGCGGCACCCGAGTCGTTCTTGACGATCAGCCGGGTAGCGTACGGCAGCACGCCACCGAAGGCGGCCGCGAGCGAAAACACACGGCTCTGCAGCGCGGCGTTCGTGCCCAGCGGAAGGACTCCGATGAAGATCAGGTTCGCCTCGTCGGTGGCCACCGCGCCCGATGCCGGCCCCGAGCTGAAATTCGTACCGTCGAGCGATGCCTGCGCGTAGAGAATGGCCTGCTTGTTGCCGGCGACAGTTCCGGGCGTCACCGACAGTTCGACTAGGCAGTCGAGCGGCGCTTTGCCGGCGCTGTTGTGCGTGATGGTGCCGATTGTGCCAAAGGCGGTCGATGCCAGGTTGGCGAGTGCCGCCGCAGCGCCGCTGATCTGCGTACGCGCACCTTGGGTGATAAGTGCGGTCGCCATGGTCAGCCGATCGCGATGATGGCGTCGAGCACCGTGTTGACCTGGTACTGGATGTCGCCGTCAGGGGCGCCAGTCGCATTCTCGGCGATGACAGGATTGCGCAGCACCTGCATTGCGAGCTGCAAGCCCGAGATGTTCGCGCGCCCCTGGAGGATGCGCGTCGACCAGTCCTTACGCCCTTCGTGATTCGGCGTAGTCGGGTCCTCGGCCGCGATGTCCTGCGCAGCTTTCCACGTGGCGACTCGGCAGCGGGCCTGAAAGTCCTGATCATTCGCTGCGCTGTGAATGGAGAGATAGCTCATGGTTTTTCCTTAAACTGGTGCGCCGGTGATGACGAACGACGAAATGTTGACGGCCTGGCCGGCGGTGAGCGAGGTACTCGACAGGTTCAGGTCGGCGCCCGAGGTGCCAACGTCGCCATCGACGCATGCGCTGGTGCCGTCCGCCTTGAACACGCGGAACCAGGTCGCGGTGCCAGTGGCGTCAGCCGCGGAGTCGCCGGTAATGGCGCCTGCAGTGAGCGCGCCACCGGACACCGAGCCGAACGCCGTGGCGTTGCCGATCAGCTCAGCGAGCAGGGTTTGACCGCTGATCGCCGTATTGACGCTGGCGGGCCGCGTGCCGTTGTAGATGCGGATCTTCGCGCTCGCCCCGATGTCCGAGTTGACCGCGGCGAGGCGGGCGGCAATGATCGCCGTGCTGTACTTGATGCTCATGCTTGATCCTGTTCAGGGTTGAATTGCTGCGGCAGCACCTTGACCGTATGCGATGCTTTGCCGGTGACCGGGTCGCGCACGATGTGCGTTTCCATCTGGGCGATGTCTTCCAGCTTGCGATGCAGGTCGACGATCAACTGCAATGCACCTGGCGCGCCGCCTTCGACCTGTGCCGTGCCGGCTTCTGCCTGTCGGTTCTGCAACTCCATGCTCTTGAGGCCCAGTTCGATCTCCTTGATCCGGACCTCTTTCTCCTTCAACTGCAGGTCGATCAGCTTGAGCTGACTGTTGGCGGCCAGGGTCGCGGCGTCCGATTCCCGTTTGTACTCGGCGTCACGCGCCTTGCCCTGCTGACGCATGGTTTCGAGCTCCATTTCCATCTTGGCCAGCACCTGCTCCGGCGTCTCCTGCGGCGGCGCTGGTGGCGTCGTGCTCGGATCGGTCAGCAGGCGGGTTTCGCCACCCTGGATGTTCCCGGCTTTCAGCAGCATCTTGCCCAGGTTGTAGACGTTCTCCGGAGTGACCACGCCCAGCGGCGCGGCCTGCTGGAAGTAGGCGCCCATCATCCCGAGGAACTGGATCGTCTGCGACTTGTCGCCGGTGCCCAGGCCCACGTTGATGTTGACGTCCATCTCGGCCGACCAACCACGCGGGTCGTATTCCACCCACTTGTTGCGCAGGCGGATCGTGGCCGGCTTGTCCTGGTACTCGCACGTCAGCTTGAGCAGGCGCTTGCACAGGTCCTTGCAGCCCGTCTCGGCGAAGATGCGCAGGATCATCAGCTCGCGCTTCTGGTCGCGGTTCTGCGCGATCTGCGCGCCGGTGGCGGTCTTGTTGAGACTGTCGGCGTCGAGGCCCTGGTTCAGACGGCTGATGCCGACGCGCTCCTCGCGTACCGTGTTCATCAACTCGATGCCCTGGAGCGACTCGTTGGCGACCAGCGAGGTCTGCATCGGGCCGGCGGCGAGCTGGCTCTTGACGCGCACCACCTTGCCGATGCGCGTGCTGAGCAGGTCGTCCAGATTCACCTGGCCGTCGACCGCGTACGTGGTCGGGTTGTTCGCCAGGTAGAGCGAATCCAGGTACTGACGCTGCAAGCTGGTCTTCGTGTCCTGAATCGACACGACCGGGTCGGCCAGGGCCATGCCGATGATCCGGTGCGGCAGCAGGATCGGCGACCACAACGAGTATTCGTGGTCGTCGACTTCCTCGTTCTCGAGGATGTCGTTGCCGGCCATGAAGACGCGGCGCCATTCGGCGATGCCGTCGCCGTCGAAGTCGAGCTTCACGAAGCCGAAGAACAGGGTGATCTGCTGGTTTGCGCCTTCGCCGACGTCGCCCGGCTGCGGGTGATCAGCATCGAGCGCGAACGCATCTGGTGCGGCCTGGTAGTCGGACAGCGCCTCGACGCGCGCCCGGTCGAAGTCCATCGCGACCAGGTCGGAGCGCGTGTACGTGCGCAGCTCGCCGATGCAGGTCACATCCTCCATCTTCTTGGCGTGCCGCGACAGGATGAAGGCGCCGGGCTCGACGTTCTCGATGCGCACGCCACGGGGGCCGCTGTCGATCACGACGTCGATGTCGTGCAGCATCTGCGGCGGCTGGGCCAGCGCGTTGCTCACCTCCTGCTGGTCCGGATCGGGCACTGCGTCATGGGTCAGGATCGTGATGCGCGGGTCGTTGACCATCTTGACCAGCTGCATGTCGGTCAGGCCTTGATAGCTGGCCTTTTTCACCTTCTTCGTCTTATCCTGCCAGGAGCGAACGATGCCGATCTTGGACAGAAGGCCATCCTTGATCCAGGTGTTGAAGATCAGGAAGCCCGGGTTCTTCTTCTTGATGATGTGGTTGACAACATCGGTAGCTTGTTCGTTGTAGTCCTCGTCGCCTGGCTCGACTGGCTCGAACTCGCAGATGTTGTCGCCCGCGAAGAATGGCTCCAGCAGCGAGGGCAGGGCGGACTCGATCACCTCGAACACATCCCAGCTCACGACCTGCGACCGGCCGGCCACCTCGTTCCCGAGCGGCAGGCCCAGGTAGTAGGTCATGTTGCGGTCGCGGTCGGCCGCCAGCTGCGAGCCGGTCCAGGCGGCGGACTCGCTCACCTCGTGGTCGACCGCGCTGCGCAGCTCGTCGTCGGTCATTTTGGTCATACAATTCCCAGTGATTGATAGTTGAGGCTGCCGCCCCATGGCTTGTCGATGTCGCCGTATGCGATCGCGTGGCGCCGCATCATGTAGGCGTAGCGGACCGCGTCGAGCACGTCGTCGCGCGTCTTCGAAATCTTTCCTTTGTCGTCGCGGTGGTACTGCAGGAACTCGTCGAACAGGTCGCGCAGGCCGGCGAATACCTTGAACCGGCCGCTCATCATCAGGTCGCGGATCTCGAACAGGCCGGCCTCGACGCCGTTGCCGCCGTCCGGCCAGGTGGCCTGCTCGAGCAGCATGTTGAAGCCGGCTTCCTCGTAGTAGGCCTTCTGCTGTTTCGCGCTGCCTTTCTCGGTTTGCAGACCGTCGGCCGGCCAGGCAGTGGGCACACCCTTCGCCCAGGACTTGACGGCCCCCCAGGCCTCGATCGGCTTGGTCTGCGCCTTCTTCCACGCCTTGGTGACGTAGAACATGTCGCCCTCGGGATCGAACACCAGCTGCGCATGCGCCTGCGGGTGGTCCCAGCCGAAGTCCATGCCATCGATGACCCGAAAGTGCTTCGGGATCGCGAACGGCTCGCAGGTGATGGCGTCTTCTGCCAAGTCGTAAATTCGTCCGTGTCCCAGCATCGGGACTCCTTTCGTTCGCATGTCGCGCTGGTGTGCCGGGTAGCTGGCCAGCAGGCCTTCCTTGGCCTGTGTGCTCAGGTGGGGCGCATCGTCCCAGCCCTTCTGCATGCAAATCTGCGCCGGCGAGGGCGTGTCCATGAACTGGATCACCAGCTCGGTGCGCCCGTTCTCCGGCGTGAAGGTCAGGATGCCGCGCCCGCCGGCGCCCTTGTCACCGGTTGCGGTACGCGTCAGCACCTGGGGGAAGATGGTCGAATCCCGCGGCTCCTCGTCGATGTGGAACCAGTCCACCGAGTCACCCATCAGGGCGTGCTGCCCTTGCGAGTAGGACCAGAACTGGATTGCGGCATCGCTGGCCTGGATGTCGCCGCCGCCGATCTGGCGGATGTAAACGGTGCGCAGGGCGTTCGGCGTGCCGGACATCGCCTCGTAGCCCATGATGTGCTCGGGCGGGATCAGGCCGCCGGCGAACTTGCTGCCGTCCTTGCGGCCGATGATCGGCTCCTGCAGCAGGTCGCGCGTCTTCTCGCCGGAGTAGCCCAGGCACCAGATCAGCGGCGCATGCCCGAAGGTGTGACCCTCCCAATCGTCCGGGTAATCTCCCAGGGCGTGGATCGCGTCGAGGTAGGTGCCGGTGTAAGTCTTGCCGATCCGGTTGGCAGCGATCAGGCAGACCTGCGTGTGCGTCGCGGTGTTGGCGTTGAACTCACGCTGCCAGCCGTACAGCTGCTGGTGCATCGTGCGATACCGGTAGACCCGGGCCCGGCGCTCTTTCTCCTGAAGCAGAACGAGCAGGCGCTCCCGCTCGGCCCTACTGGTCGCCGTCATGGGCTACGGCCGCGCTGGCCTTCACGATCTCGGCCTCAAGCTCGGCGTCGGTCAGCTTCTTGATGCGGTGCTCGATCGCGCCGCCACCTTCGCCGGTCAGCTGCATGCGGTTGCCGTATTTCTTCGGCTTCATGCGCTGAGCCTGCTCAACCCGTGCGTGGATCCGGAGCTTGGCCTTGCGGATCGAATCGGCGTCGACGCGGCAGTTGTCCGCGATGTCGACGATCTCGTCGATCATGGTGTCGGCTCGCTCGTCCGTGGCGATCTCATACGCTGCAGCGAACTCCGGATGGTCTCGCAGCCAGCGGAACACGGTGGCCTTGCTCGGCATGCCGTCGAGCTTGCACACGGCGCGGATCGTTTTGCCATCCGCGATCGCTGCGCAGAACTTGTCGGCCAGGTCGGCCGTGTATGCGGTTGCGGTCATGGTGGTCAGGAATAAAAAAGCCCGGCACGTGGCCGGGCGAACTGGCTGCCGGTCAGGCAGCCCAGGAGACATGTTGTGGCGGCCACGAGGGCCTCACGCGATCAGCGCTTGACCACACGGCTGGCGACTGCTGCCAGATGCCAGGCGTGTGGTGCCGCTGCTGTTCCCGGCTGGTCAGAGGCTGGGCCTCGAGGTGTTATCGGTGGTGCCGGCGGTTGCGCGCGATGCGTCGCTTCTTCGCCGCGGCGCGCTGCTGCTGCGCCATCGAGATCCGGGCGCCCTTGTGGCCGTAGAGACCAGGCCGGCGGGGCAGGTCGGTGCACGGTCCGCGCTTGCCAGGCTTGCTGGCGTCGGCCGGCGCGTGCACGACCGTTGCCTGCGCGGCGGCGGGCGCGACGCCAGTGCACGAGGCGAGGGCGGCGGCCACGACGAAAGCGAGCCGGCGGCGGAGGGATCCGAACATGTTTTCTCCAGGGAGCGGAAACGAAAAAGCCCCGCGTCATTGCTGATCGCGGGGCTTCGAATTTTGTCTGGATGCGCCGGGGGCTCCCATCTGGGAACCGGCCTCGTCGCATTTCTAGACGGAATTAAGTTGTGACACGGAATTTACTGCTGAGATTTCCGGCTGTCAAGAAATTTCGTTCAGGAAGTTTTGGGCGCCTTCTGGTTGGGCTCGAAGAAAACATCCACGTGCACCAGCATCGCGACACCTATGGACTGCCGTGCAATCCGCAGACCATAGCTGCCGGTTTCTAGAGTTGCGAATGGCGGCACCCGTTGCGCGTGAGCCGCACCGTTGCTCAGAAAAGCGCATGAAATCGATAGCTGGCCTTCGGAGGCGGAAAACTCGAAATCACCTTCCACACCCGGGGTAGCAATTCCCTTGTTGGGGGTTTCAATCCGCAACCTTGCGCCGAAAAGTTCGGGAGGTGAGAGCACAGCGGTCTCTCCCTCCCCCATGATAAACGACCTGGAATACACAACGTTCTTGCCGCCGAGGTTCAGCATTATTCCCCCTTGAGTTTTCGTTATCCCGCGATCCCTATCGCGTTACGGGAATGCTAACACACAGTAATTGCAAAAAGTTAACAACTGCTTACCACGGCAGCAGCGGCCTGCGCCTCGACCGCCGCCTGCGCTTCCCGGAATACCCGCACGAACTCGGTGGCCGGTCGGTTCGGGATCCCTGTCTTGCGGCAGACCACCTCCGGCGGCGCCTGCTTGATGTAGCACCACCACAGCAGGAGGCGCTGCTTCGTCTCCAGTCCGCGCATGGCGCGCTCGATCAGCAGCGCGTCAGCCTCGTCGATGCGGCGCCGCTCATCGGGCGCCTTCGAGGTATCGCCCTCGGCCTCGCGGCGCAGCCGATCGCAGAATGCCGCGGTCGGGCTGGACGCCGGGCGCCGCTCGTTGGCGGTGTTCCAGCGTCCCCAGTTCTCCAGGCGCGATCCGATATCGCGGCGTTCAGTCAAGGCCTCGCCCTCCGCGCGCGGTCGACCATGCCGGCGCCGATGCAGCGGCCGACCACGGCCCCGATCACAGGCGACAGGGCGATCCAGACGGCGAGGGCGGTCATGCTGCCTCCGCGAGCAGGTCGGCCTGCGGCTGCACCACCGGCACGGTCGTGATCGTCACCACCACGCGCGCCTCGCCGTCCGGCTCCATTCGCTCGCTGGTGAGGCGCCGCACCCACTTGTCGTCCTCGATCGCCACGTCCTTGAGCGAGTCGAGCAGCACCTTGTTGGCGTTGTCCAGGTCCAGGCACTGCACGCCGTCGTCCCAGGCTGCGCCCAGCTTGCGCTGGCGCGTTTGCCAGTCGAGCGGGCGGTGCGGGAACAGCTTTACGTCGAGCTGCACGCGGCCGGCCAGCGGCTTCGTGATGCCGGTGGCGCGAACCAGCCGCTCCACGGTCGCCTTGTACGCCTTTGCCTCGGGCGTCACGTAGGTCATGGCCATGGCCTTCCGGGCGCCCTTCGCGGGCACGGTGCGGGTTGCCCAGTAGCGGTTCGCGCTGATCGGGTAGGGGAGGGTCAGGGTGATCGGCTGCATGCGGGTGTTTCTCCTGTCGTTGTTGTTGTCGCCCGGGCTGGCCGGGCGGGGTCCTACGGTTGTGCGCTCGCGCGCGAAGTGGTCTCGTTCAGGCTGGCCGTGCCATTGCGGTTTTTCGATCACGCGGGAACTGGTCCCGACTGACAGCTTTCTCTCGCTGCCTGGTCTCCCATGCCCCCCGATCGTTGAACAGCACGCATGGCCGGTCCGTCGATCGAACCTGCTTGTCCCAGCCGCTGCAGTGGCCTGTTCGCTCGACGCCTTCCTCCTTGGGGGAAGCTGGCGGGAAGCGGTTGCACACGCCGCAGGGCTGGTGGTCGCGGTTCATGGGTTGGAGCCTTTGCGCAGGGCGCGTTCAGCAGCGGTGACCCGGGCTTCCCAGTCCTCGTAGCTTTCGTCCGCGCCTTTCGGGGCGGTGCCATGGGGATTGCGGACTGGGCTTGAGATGTGCGGCGGCCATCCGGGTACTGGTCCTGGTGCAGCCTGTTCGGCCAGCAGCTGGTCGACGATGGGCACGAGGTACTTGACCGGGATCTCCCCCGGTTTTGCAGCCTTGGCCTTGGCGAATGCGACGTTCAGCACTTCGTCGGTCACCCGAGGGTTTTTCGACCAGGCCTGCACGAACGGGTTTTGCGACGTCGTCACCGTGCCCTGGGCGCACAGCAGGGCCGTGATCCGCATGTGGCGAGGCGTACCTGCGCCAGGTTCGGCAGGCGATTCTTTCGACAAATCGTCGTCTCGCGGTGTTGGCGGTTGAGATGACGATGATTGGTTTTTAGTAGTTAACTCTCCCTTCTTCTCTCCCTCTCCCTTACTCACCGTGACACCCTGTGACATGTCACACTGCGCGTCCGTGACATGGTCGGGTGGCTCTTGTGACAAGTACTGCGCCGCCATGCCTCGCAGCGTCTTCGTTGACACGTTCCAGTCCGGCGTAACACCGTGACGCTTGAGGACTTCGAACAGCGCTTTGCGGTCCTTGCGTTCCCGCTCTTTCCGCTCGGCGTCGGCGCTCTTCTTGTGGTTGAACTCCTCGCGACCAGGTAGCGCGGCCAGTGCCTTCTCGGCGACCACAGGGTGATACCAGCGATCGTCCGAGCACAGGATCCAGCCGCGCATGGCGCCGGCCTTGATGCGCTTCCACTTCGCGGCGTTGCCCGACAGGTGAGCGAGCACCAGGTCTTTGTTCGGCAAGCTGGCGGCCGGCACCTGCGTCCAGCTCTTGCACCAGAGCGCGACAGCGGCCTTGAATTCGTCGCCGGTCGTCTCGGCGAACATGTCGGAGTCGAGCAGGCGGATTACATCCAGCGGCATGTAGGGCAGGCCGCGAAGGTCGCAACCGGCGGGCGTGAGCGGCGCCGGCAGCATGTTGAGGTCGGCGGGCTTCATGCGAACATCCTTTGCTGCGATCGCTGCTGCTCGAGCGCGGCGGCGCAGGCCTCGTTGATCCAGACGACTTCCATGCGCATGCGGCCGCCGTCGGCGACGTGCTTGCGCTCGTGGCGGATCCAGTCCGGATAGAGCTCCACGTCGTACAGTTCGCTGGGGTACCCGGACAGAACGACCATGCCCTGGGCCTTGTGCAGTACTGCGGCCAGCGCGCGGTGGTCGTCGTCCGTCATTTCGTGGCGGTACCCGTGCGTCTTCGCCGATCGACCCATGATGGCCGAGCGAGTGCTATGGCAGTACGGTGGGTCGGCGTAGATCAGGGTCGACGCCGAGTCCATGCGTTCAATGACTTCCAGGGCGTTGCGGTTTTCGATGACGACGCCGCGCAGGCGCCGCGTGAACGAGGGAATCGCGTCCGACCAAGTGGAGTACTCCACGGCTGGCAGCACGCGGCCGTCTGTCAACTTCGATCGAAAGCCTGTGCGGCAGCCACGAGTGGCCGAATCGGAGCCGTGGCCCATGAACGACTTGATGATTGTCTTGTGGGCCAGATCCATGTCGCTGGCGGCCGGCTCGTATGCCCAATCGAACTCGTCGCGAGCGAAGGGCGTCATCTCGACCAGGTGCTGCAGCTCGAGCGCACGCGCCGGGTCTCGCAAGATGCGGAAGAGGTTGACGATCGTCCCGTCCAGGTCGTTGTAGCACTCGGCGCCGACGCGCGGCTTCTGCAGCAGGACGGACGCAGCGCCGCCGAACGGTTCGACGTAGACGGTGTGGCGGGGGAAGAAGGTCAGGATCCACGGCGCCAGGCGGAACTTGCCGCCGTGGTAGCGCAGCACCGGGCGGGTCGGCGCCTCGACAATGTTGGTGGTGGTCGTCATGGTGGCGACACCGCATCGTCGATGACGCGGCGCAGCTGCTGGCGCGCGCGGTATTCCTGCCTCTGCTTCAGGGGGTCTTGCTTGTCGGCGATCGCCGCCTTGTCGATGCTCCGCCAGGTCTTGGCCTGGTGGGCGATCCTTTCGTCCGGCGTCGCCTTGTTGGTCTCTTGGTCCGACATGGTGTTTCTTCCTTCTATTCGATGGCTACCCAGGCGAGGGCGCGCGGTTTGAAATCGCCTTTAAAGATGCTGGCGCAGCGTGCGGCCTGCCACGTTCGCCCGGCCCGGGAAGCGCTGCACGTGGCCACGAATATGGCCACGACGTGGCCCTTCGCTTCGGCCCGGCCCGACAGTACGATTCGTCTGCTGGCGGATGTGCGCGGTAACGAGGTCTCGTACGAACGGGGCCACTTTCTGGCCGACGCCGCTGCAGAACTTGCGGATCTGGTCCTGTTCGGCATCGTTCAAGGGCACCTTCAACGTGTTTTCGCGCTTCAGGTTCGGTTTGTTGCTCATGTGTTATCTCCTAGTGGGGCGGCGGTTCAGGATTTCAGGGGTGGTGCTACAGCAATGGAGCAGGGTCAACTGTCTGTGTGCAACTTTTTGGGCGAATAAAAAGCCGGATCAGGGTCCGGCGCTGCTCGCTTCGACCAGCTCGGGCCAGATGCGCTGCCAGTCTCCGGGGCGCAGTTCTGGTCGTGTGACCTCGCCGCTGGTGGCGCGCTCGATCTCGACGCAGCGTTCCGGCGGGATCGGCCGTTTGCCGTTCGCCCATTGGTTGATCAGCACCGGCGTGATGGCGAGTTTCGTAGCCAGCTCGCGCTGGGTGGCCCGGGTTTTGACGTAATCGAGTAGGTTCATGGAGAAACTATAGCAATTTGCTTTTGGGCTTGCAATAGCAATTTGCACATTCCTTGCCCTAGCGTTTTGCTATTAAATGGATAGATGGCAACTTCAAAAGAATTACGACTCGAGAACCTGCGCGCACTTGTTGCAGAGTTCAAAACGGCCGACGCTGTGGCGAAGCTGGCGGATACAAACGCGATGTACCTGAGCCAGATCCTGAACGGCGCCAAGTCCTCCGCCGGCAATGCACGTGGGGTTGGTGACAAGCTGGCGCGCAAGCTGGAAGAGGGGTGCGGCAAGGAAATCGGATGGATGGACAGGCCGCATAGCGCGAGCGCGCTGGCTGATCTGGTCCCAGGGGCGTTGCCTGTGCGAGCTGTCGCGTCCGACGATCCGAGCTTGACGCAGATCAGGAAGGTCAAGCTCCAGGTGCAGGCCGGTATTACCGGGTTCCAGGTCGAGCCGGAGCACGACGACGGCGAGACGCAGGGAGTGCCGACGAAATGGATCTTGAAGGAAGGGCTGAGCCGCGATGCGCTACTCGCCATCACGGTCCGCGGCGAGAGCATGGAGCCAGCCCTTTACGAAGGCGATGTGATCGTCGTGAATACCCGCGATACCATCCTGGTTGACGGCTCGGTGTATGTCGTGAACTACGAGGGTGAGGTTGTCGTAAAGCGGCTTATGCGCGATGCCGGCCAGTGGTGGCTGACCTCAGATAATGCCGACCAGCGTAAATATCACAGGAAGCTGTGCAAGGGCGCCGAGTGCATTTTGATCGGCAAGGTTATTCGCAAAGAAAGCACACACATTTAGCGGCCAGACATAGGTGCAAGCTAGGCGATGGAGATATGTAATGAAAAATGTTCTGGTTATTGGCGCGTTAGTTCTTTTCGCGAACGAAGCCTATGCTGGGTTCTATGAGGGGAAGTCTCTCGTGGAAGGCTTGTCGGCGTACGAAAAAATCGAAAATGGCAAAGGCGGTCCAATGGATTACATGCTCGCCTCCCAAGCCATTGGGTACGTGAATGGAATTGTGGATCGGGCAGAACTCGAGGGGAAGATGTGCACTCCCAATAATTCGACGCAAAAACAATATATGGCAATCGTCCACAAATATGTGAAAGCAAATCCTGAATTGTGGACAATGCCCGCGTTGCCACTTGTCGATATACCGCTGACACAGGCATTCCCCTGCAAAAAATAATCCCGCCCATGGTGGCGCGGGGAGTAGTGCCGGCGAGGGCCGGATTTACCTGAAAGGGAATCAGATGGCGCTTTATAAGGACTCGAAGTACCTACGCCACGATAATGGAACTGCATTTGACGTAATTCATAATCCTGGCGGCACCACACCACTCTCAGGAATCTATAAGTGTGAAGGCTGCGGGCACGAAGTTACCTCGGTTGAGGGGCATCCCTTCCCACCGCAGAATCATCATCAACACGGGCCTTTAGCCGGGACTATTCGGTGGCGTCTGGTAGTCGCGACCTGGCATAGACACTAAGCTTATTTCTTCCAGTTTTCCCCCAGCATTGGCACTCAAATTTGTGTGCACAATCTGTTCCAGGGCGCGCACGCGCCCTTCCAGAACTTCCAGACCACCGCCGGCCAAGGTCCTAGGCGCACCGATGGCCGCCTGGCCGCCGCATACGGGCCCAGGATTCATCGCCAACTCATAGTTCGACTGCAGCCCATCCGTTTCGACGTCCGCCAGTAGTCTGAACGGCATCTCGCCGACCTTCACCAGCGTTCCCTTCGGTAGCACAACCATAATTCCTCCACGCCCCGCCAGCCGGGGCTTTTTTTCGCCCGGACCATCCGGGCGCGTAGCATTTTGCGCTCAGCAAAAAATAAAAGCAAATTGCTGTTGACCGCATAAAAGCAAATTGCTATAGTCATTCCAACGAAACGAGCTCAGCACCAGCCGAGCCGCTACCTGGAGAACACGATGCTCATTTCCAAAGTCGCTGACCAGCGCTTCATGGTCAGCCCGGACGGCCAGCAGGCCGACTGGATTCACCCGACCGAGATACCGACCCGCGCGCCAGACTGGACGGACTGCACCGATCTGGACGACACCGCCTTCGAGATCCTGATGCGTGAGCGTCTGGCCTCCAAGCCGCTGCTCTTTGTGGGGGTCTGACCATGGCACTCCACGACCCGGTCACCTCCGACGAGAGGCGCGCCGAGAAGCTGGCGGACCTCACCCAGGAAGCCGCCGACTCGATCACCCAGGCGCTGGCCGCCGGCCTGCCGAAGACGATGCAGATCATCGACGAAGCCCTGGGCGAGTTCATGCAGGACGACCAGGCGCGCGCCGAGCTGCTGCGCAAGACCGCCGCCGGCGGGAACCCGTTCACGAAGGTGTTGGCCGACCTGGTCTGGCACGAGGCCGAAGCGCGCGCCGAGCAGGAGCTGCAGCGCCTCGAGCGCGAGGGCCGCGACGCCGACAACGAAGCACGCATCGACCTGGCGATTTGGCACCGCGAACCAGCCTGACCGATTTGCCGAAGCGGCGCACCTCGGAACACAACGTGCGCTTTGCCCTGAATCTCGGGTCAGGAAATAGAGGGAGTGGGATCTCGAATGCCCTGGCAGCTTGGAACAGACAGGCACCACACAGGAGCTCATTGATGCCAGCGCGACTGGGCTGGCGATGGATAAGCACCGACGCCCAGTGGGCTCCTGTGTGGTATCGGCGGCGCCGCCAAGCGCCTGCACCGCTGACTGATGTACCGGAGGCCTGCTGGCCACCACACGCTAGCCTGATTGCGCATAGGCCTGCGACGGGTGCAGTTAGAACCCGCGATCCGGTGAAAGGCCGGGACCAACAACGAAGCCGGCCGCGCCGGCGCCAACGACAGGAGAGATGGATGAGCAGCAGCGCCCAGGAGCCGATCGAGATCATCGACGTGATCCTCCATTACAACGCCATCAGCAAGAATCCCCAAGTGATGGTGGTCATCGACCGCATGCCAGAGTTCATCTATGCCCAGGAGGGTAAGCAGTTGATGGCCAACGACAGCGGCTTCTATGACCTGCTGTACATCGATGGCGGGACCGATGCATTCGCCGGCCGCAAGTTCGACATCAAGCTGCAGGACGGCACGGCGCTGCATTGCCATGGTCAGGTCTGGTCCGGCACCGTCACCCCGAACCCGGCCATGGTGCGGGACATGGAGGCGGTCAAACAGGTTGGCATCAACACGATCGAGGGGCTGAAGAAGTGCCACGTGTATTGCGCTGGCTTGGTATCGCTTGCGAAGCTGAACGACTGGCTGGCGCGCAATCAGCCGTCGTACGACTACGACAAGTACGACCCAGGCTGCACTCTGGCCTATCAGGACGAGCTCTATCGCAAATACCCGGATATGGACCGGCCGGTCTGCGCGAAGCGGGCGCGCCGGCTTCGCCAGCGCGGCGTGACAATCCGCCGCCACGCAGGCACCGGGGCGCATGGCTGGTCCCCGAGCTACGAGCGCAAGAAGGCTGAAATAAAGCAGCGCATGTCGCCCGATTACAAAGGCCGCTTCCACCCCGACGTGCTCGCCGCTCGAGGTGCAGCATGACCGCCGCCGCCATCCGCGTCCCGCGCCGCCTGGTGCGCAAGCTGCTCAAGCCGGCGCTGCTCTGGCTGAACGCCCACCGCTACAAGCACTCGGAGAACGAAGTCTACCGCCTGACCGTAACTGCTGAATCGCTGCGCCGCGCCGCCGGCCGCGAGTCCATCCACCAGGTGAAGCTGCAGGAGCAGCGCCGCCGGATCGGAGGCTGGTAATGATCGCTCGCTTCCGCAACCACTACCGCACGCAGTTCCGCCTGTCGCTGCTCGCTGGCTTCGGTCCGCGCAAAGCCGCCCGCCGCGCGCTGCGCACCTACATTTTCGGCTTTTAACCACGAAGGAATCCATGAACGAACTTACGACCCAGGGCGAACCGACGTTCTCCCTTTCCCCTCGCAACCTGGCTGAAGCCATGGAGTTCGCGAAGATCATCGCCTCTTCGGACATGGTCCCGAAGGACTACATCAACAAGCCGGGCAATGTGCTGGTGGCGGTGCAGACCGGCGCTGAGCTGGGCCTGAAGCCGATGCAGTCCCTGCAGGGCATCTCGGTCATCAACGGCCGCCCGGGCGTGTGGGGCGATGCGATGCGGGCGCTCGTGATCAGCCATCCCGAATTCGAGGATCTGCACGAGGACAAGCAGGACACCCACTGCACCGTCACTTTGAAGCGGCGCGGACGCTCGGCGGTGGTCACCACCTTCACGATGGAAGACGCAAAGAAGGCGGGCTTGGCCGGCAAGCAGGGGCCGTGGCAGACAGCGCCGAAGCGGATGCTGCAGATGCGCGCCTTCGCCTTCGCCGCGCGCGACCTGTTCGCCGATGCGCTCAAGGGCATCAAGTCGATCGAGGAAATCCGCGATTACCCGGAAGGCGAGCGTGTTGAGCACGACATCACGCCGACGCCGACTGCGGCCGCGGTGACGACCAGGGCGGCTGCTGCAGCACTGCCGGAGTGCACGCCCGAGAAGTTCGCTGAGAACACGCCAGCCTGGCGCGACATGATCCTGTCGGGGAAGAAGACGCCGGCGGCGCTGATCTCGATGCTGAGCACGAAGGCCGTGCTCACCGAAGACCAGAAGCTGACCATCGATAGCTGGGCCCACGAAGGCGAATAAGGAGAACACCATGCAAATTCACGATCTCGCGCAAGGCAGCCCCGAGTGGCAGCAATACCGGCTTGAGAAGTTCGGCGCTAGTGAGGCGGCCGCGATGCTGGGCCTGTCGTCGAAGGTCAAGCGCACCGAGCTGCTCCACATGAAGGCCACCGGCACCGCCCAGGAATTCAGCGACTGGGTGCAGAAGAACATCCTGGACTACGGCCACGAGGTGGAAGCGATGGCCCGCCCGCTGGTCGAAGACCTGATCGGTACCGAGCTGTACCCAGTGACCTGCTCGGACGGCCGCCTGTCGGCATCGTGCGACGGTCTGACCATGGCGGAAGACGTCGCCTTCGAGCACAAGCAGTGGAATGCGGCGCTGGCCGAGTCGGTGGCCAACTACGTGCTGCCCGACGAATACCAGCCGCAGTGCCAGCAGATCATGATGGTGACCGGCTGCGGCAAGGTCGTGTTCGTGGTGTCGGACGGTACCGCTGACAACTTCCTGCACATGGACGTGTTGCCTGACCATGCTTGGCAGGAGCGCATCCGCGCGGGCTGGGCCCAGTTCGAAATTGACCTGGCCGAATACCAGCACGTCGAAGTCCTGCCGGCGCCCGTCGCCGCGGCGGTGCAAGACCTGCCGGCGCTGTCGATCCGCGTCGACGGCCAGCTTACCCTCAACCACAATCTGGTGCTCTTCGGCGAGAAGCTGCAATCGTTCATTGCCGATATCGACACGAACCCGAGTGACGACCAGTCCTTCGCCGACGCCGAGCAGGCCATCAAGGTGATGGAGCGCGCCGAGAACGCGCTGGGCGCCGCCGAGGCCTCCGCCCTGGGGCAGATCTCGACGGTCGACGATATGGTCCGGACGGTGGCCAGCTACAAGGAACTGGCCCGCAAGACCCGGCTGATGCTGGAAAAGCTGGTCAAGACGCGCAAGGAAACGATCCGCGTCGAAATCCATCAGGCCGGCAAGGACAAAGCCGCGGCGCACATCGCCGCGCTGAACGCGCGCCTTGGCAAGCCGTACATGCCGCCGATCGCCGTCGACTTCGCCGGCGTCATGAAGGGCAAGAAGACCGTCACCAGCCTGCGCGACGCGGTCGATACCGAGCTGGCGCGCTTCAAGATCGAGGCGAACGCCGTCGCCGATCGCATCGAGATCAACCTGGGCACGCTGCGGGAACTGGCGGGCGCCCACGCTTTCCTGTTCGCCGACACCGGTTCGATCGTGCTGAAGGCCGCTGACGACCTGACCGCGCTGGTCAAGATGCGCATTGCTGACCACCAGAAGGCAGAGGCTGAGAAAGCCGAAGCCCTGCGCGCCCAGATCGCGGAGGAAGAGCGCGTCAAGGCCGAGAAGGCTGCGGCGGAAACCCTGCGCCTGGCACAGGTCGAAGCCGCGCGCGTCGCTGCGGAAGCCGCTGCGGCCGAGCGCGCCCGGGTTGCCGCCGACACGAAGCGTCAGCTCGAGGAGCAGGCCGCCAGCATCGCCGCTGCGAACAAAGCCGCAGCTCAAGAGGCGGCCGCCCGCGCTACGCCGGCGTCGAATCCTGTCGTCGAGCAGCCGGCGCAGGTAACGCCGATCGCCGCAGCGCGCGCGGCCGCCAGCAGCACGCCGACCCTGCGCCTCGGCCAGATCGCCGAGCGCCTGGGCTTCGCCCTGACGGCCGACTTCCTCGCGTCCCTGGGCTTCGCCGCCGCCGGCCGCGATCGCGCCGCGGTGCTGTACCACGAAGCGGACTTCGCCGAGATGTGCGGCGCGCTGATCGAGCACGTCGGCGCTGTGGCCCAGGCGAAGGCGGCCTGAGATGACCGGCCAGACACCGCGCGTCTGGACCGTGCTCCGCTGCAAAGAGTCCGACTTCCAGCAGTTTCTCGGTGTCGACTGCGAACAGACCGCCGCCCGCCGGGTGAAGGAACTGTGCGAGGTGAGCTCGCGCAGGGAGCTGGACCGCGACGAAGCAGCCCGGGCGCGCTGGAACGAGCGGATCCGCCAGCGTTACCAGCAGTACCTGCAGGACCCTAAAAATCAAACTACCCAGGAGAAATAGCATGACGAAGAAAGCAGACCCAGCAGCCAACGACAGCACCCTGAAGCGCAACGCGAACGGCTACGGCGCGCTGCCAGGCTTCGAGAACTTCACGTTGCCGACCGAGGGATTCAAACCAGGCGCCGTCGTGAACGGCAGCGAGATCTACGTCGTCGAGCTCTGCGACGATGTGAGTGCGAAGGAGACTGCCGCCTTCTGGCTCGGAGGCGGGGGCGACATCAGCGCCTGGACGCCGATCGCGCCTGAAGGTGAAAACTGGAAACTTGTGGCCGTGGCCGAAAGCGAACAGGGTCCGATCGCCGTCTTCGCCCGCCCCGGCGTGCACGGCGTCGTCACCGGAAAGGCGTATGCGCAGGAGTTCCTGCTCGGCTCGCTGATCAAGGCCTGCACGAAGCACATGAAGACCCTGTCGAAGCCCTGGATCGAGATGAAGGAAGGCGAGCAGCAGCGCGTGCTGGGCCAGGTACAGGTCGACTGCCGCAAAGCTGTGCAGGACGCCGTCGACATCATTGCCAGCAACGCGCGCATGACGTTCCCGGCTGCGGTCGACCAGGTTGTGTTCAAGGACGGCGTGAAGTGCGTGCTGACGCTGGCCAAGGGTGACTGGGCGCACAGCCTGGCCGACGCCGAGGGCGGCTTCGTCACCATCGTCATCGAAGAGCGTTCGAAGCTGCTCCAGGAGGGCGATTCGCTGAAGGTCGAGAAAGATCAGAAATCCCTGCTGGACGAGGCGGCCTGATCATGAAACGCGACCTCCTGACGATGGCGCTCGATCTGGGCAACGAGCTCATCATCGACAACTTCGCCGGTGGCGGCGGAACGAGCACCGGTCTTGAGGCCGCGTTCGGCCGCCCGGTCGACATCGCCATCAACCACGACCCGGAAGCGCTGGCTATGCACGCCATCAACCACCCGCACACGAAGCACCTGTGTGAGTCAAGCAGAACGAGCCGGCTCATCGAATGGTCGACCCAGTGCGTTCATCAGATTGGTGGCTTGCGCGATGGCCGTTTCACAGTTGAGGCGGATTACCGCTGTGTCAAATGGGACCCCTTGCGGAATAGCGCTTCCAAAACTGTCCAGATGAGCGCTCGCCCGCTCAATAGCTTTGTTGAGATGTCCCATGCTTATTTGAAGCCCTACCAGATTCTCCAAAGCTTCATAAGTGCCGACCTCGTGGATTGGTATAGCGTTAAGCGCCGCTATCAAACTTTCCCGCTTCTTATCAAGTTGTGCGAGAAAGAATTGCAGACTGCTGAAACCTCCCTCTGGGAAAATCGCCAGGGTAACTTCGCAATGCTCTTTTGCGGACCTTGCG